TGATGGTGGTGATTTTGGTATAATGCACAACGGTTGTTGGTGTCCATCTTCATACTGTGGAAATTATTGTCTTGAATATACCTGCCCTTTTTGTACAGGTGGATTTAAATCAGATATATCATTTAAAGAAAATGTAAATTTAATTGGAAAGTCATCGTTGGGAATTAACATATATCAATTCAATTATATAGGTGAAGAGGGATTATATGAAGGTATAATAGCACAAGAATTAATAGGGACTGAATATGAATCTGCTTTATCTTTAAATGAAGATGGAAAATATTTAGTAGATTATAATAAAATTGATGTTGAATTTAAAAAAATAAATTAATATGGCAATTACAACAGTAGAAAGACCTACAACGGTCATAAAAAACATAGTAGCACCAATTTCTTCCGCAGAAAAAACACAAATTGCAGCTGCGGTTCAAGAAATTGTTAATAGAATTAAAGCTAAACATTTGTAGTTTATGAATGTTTTGATTATATCTTTGCCTAGAACGGGTTCTACCGAATTGGGCAAAGATATATCTATTAAGCGTAAAATAAAATACGAGTGTGAACCATTTAATGGTGGGAATGTGTTATTAACTAATTTCGATTTAAACAATATAGTTTTAAAAACAATCTTATTTCATTTACCATCGTATGTAAATGAATCCAATCGAATCAATTGGCTAATTGAACTTTCTAAAAATTTTAATGAAGTAATTTTACTATCACGTAGAAATTTAATTAATTGTGCCGAAAGTTGGGCATATTTGCAATATAACGAAAAACAAAAAAGTTTTAAAGCAGATGAACCGTATCTTTGGGAAAGAACTCCAAACTTTGATAAGGAATTTGAATTTATTCAAAAGTGTAATGATGAATTGGTGTATATATCTAAAAAATTAAATATCCCAATAACATACTATGAAGATATATATAATGAGAATGATTCAAATAAATTGAGGAAAGGTAATAGATTTGATTATTCTAAAAATATAATCTAATAAAAGTTATGAAGTTATACATACATCATTATTATCAAAAATCTATATTTTACAAAATAGCACACAATACCACAGATAGAGAATACTTTATTGAAAATGGTGAAGGTATTGTAAAATGTAAATATAATGGTGTTGATATTGAAATAGTATTCAAACAAGAAATAAGTTTTGAAGATGATGGATACCATATATTAGATTACTTTACTGCTCTTTTCTACGGAAGCAATGACCCAAAGATTGGATATATCCATAGGGATGAGCATTATATGGAAAGAGAAACTCAACAGATTCTATCTATATATAAAAATCTTTTAAAAGATGTTCCTAAAAATCAAAAATGGATATTCACCTATTTTAGAACAGAAAAGATATTTCAAACAAACGATGCATCTATATATGATGAAAAGTGGTTTGAAATAGAACAGATGCTTTCTAATTTAGGTAATCACCATATTATAATTGATAATGTGTTTTTGACAAATAGTTCGGAGAGTAAATATCCCAATCTACATTTTTCTTTAACTAATACTATTTTCCAATGGAATGAAATAATTGCAATCCGTTGGTTCTATGAATTTAAGCAAATTTATAATAAGTTGAATTTTGATTATGATTTAATGTATAGTATTAAAAATCATAAAATAAATCGTGTGAATATTATAAATGAATTAGGAAAGCTGAATCAACCTAAATTATTATTACAACACACAGATGCTCTTCAAAATCCAGATTATCAAAAACGTTCACCTCAATTAAAAAATATTCACACTAACTCAATATACGGAGATACTGATTTTTCCGATGTTAGTTGGATTGAAAATCATAGAGGATATATGGATATGTTTTTTAGAGTTTTACCAAAAGCCAAAATGCAAATTCTTTGTGAAAGTTGGTCGTGGGATAATAGAGAATTTGCATCACAATATCTTTCCGAAAAAACATTTGCATTTATTTTAGCAGGTATCCCATTCATATCAACGCACGAATATCCATTACAAATTCTACAAAAAATATTAGATTTACCACCACATCCGTTCTATAAAGAATCTGTTAAATTTAAAACAAATGGTAAGTTGTTTGCAGAGTTTGTATCTGAGTTTTTGAATAACTTTGATGAAAATTACATCCTATGCAAAGAATGGTCTGATTTGGCACATACTAAATTAATAGAATTGGTTGAGAGTAAAAATTCACTATTAGATTTAATTTCAAAAAATTTTCAAAAACCAAACATATCTTCTAAATCTATAATATAATGGATGTTATATTTACATACCTACCAATTAGATTAAAAGATATTACTGAAATTTATTTGAAGTATAGTATTGATAATCTAAATAAACAAAATATTGAACCAATTATATACTCTGATATAGATTATTTTAATCACACCAACTTAAAGTATAAATGGATTCGGTTTGATGTTGATGATAGGTATAAGGTAGATGGGTTGTGGTCTTATCCTAAATTAAAAGTATTATCAATAATCGATAAACCATTTATACATTTGGATAATGATTTGATTGTAGAAGATTTTAGTAAGTTAATTAAAATACTAAATCCAAAAGAATTAAATATATGCTATAAACATTTGGTTAATGATGTTAATAGTTTTATTGAAATTTTTAAAAAATATTCAAACAAAAAACTTAACTTTGAATATTTGAATAATACATCTATTATAGCTACGGAACAATATCAATTAGTTAATAAATCATATATAGAGGTGTTAGATGTTATAGATTCGAATTATGATTTCTTTTTGAATAGATATAATACCATACCACCTATTACTCTAAATCAGCAATATCCAAATTTATATTTCAATAACATACATTATTTATTTGATGAAAACCCACCCTATGGTAATTTAAATATAAATGGAATATGCCACCTGGCAGAAAAGCAAATGGAAAAAATATTTATTACAGATAACAAACTTATATAATGAATACAATTTGGGCATTTGGTGATTCTATGACATTTGGACATGGTTGCAATATAGAGTGTGAATCTGAAACTAAAATCAATTATTTACCTTTCAAAAAAGATGGAGATGATATTTGGACAAATCATTTGGCTAAACTATTAAATTATAATGTTGTAAATTTAGGAAAGAACGGGGCATCAAATGATTATATTTTAGATTGTATAATAGATAATTACGATTCTATACAACCAAATGATGTTGTAGTAATTAATATGACACTACATGGTAGAATGGAAGTTCCGTTTAAAAGTGGAACGTATAGTATATTATCTGGCTATGAAAAGAATAAAACATTTATGGATGATATAGAACCACAGATATATCATGCAAAAAAACAAACAAAGGAGGAGGATGATGAGAAGATAGAATCACTAATTAATTTCCAATATCATTTTTCAAATCATCAGTTTTACAAAGATAGACATACTAAAAGATTTAATTTTATTAAAGATAGGTTATTGAACGAACGCAAGGTAAAATGTGTGTATTTATGGTCTTTGGAAGATGATGACGGAGTATATGCTTCATTTGAAACTATACAAGATGCGACAAACGGTTTAGTAAATGATACACATTTTTCATTTAATGGTCATTTTAACTTTGCTCATTTCTTAAATAAATTGGTTTCTACCAAAAGGTTAATATAGAATAATTTGTAAATTTAACATTTTTTTCGTATATTAGTAATATGATTATAGTTCCACAAACCCTTATAACAGAGTCTAGCTTCAACAAATGGAAGTGCCACAGACTCGAAGTAGAAGATGGAGAAGACTCCTATCACTACTATGTAATCCCTTTAATTGATATTGATGAAGATGAAATACCTGAAATGGAATTTGCTCCCGTATTATTTAGTTCGGAATCAGATGCCTTTGTAGGAGAAGATGGCGAACCGGTATATACAATTAGGTTATTTGATGAAGATATGCCTGAATTAGAAACCGAAGAGGAAGTAGAAATACTTTACAAAATTTTAACAAAAAAAGATTTATTTCTGAAATGATTAGGAAAAGTAAAATATTTTTCGTATATTTGGGGTATCTTTTTATAGTAGCTTAAAGCAGCTTAGCAGCTTCACAACTTAATATTCAATTTAAACTTTCAAACAATGAGACAAAAAACAGAAGAAGAATTAAAACAAAACTACACAAGGTTCATAGGAATCATTAACAAATACTTTACAGGAGAAAGATTGGAGAAATTACTCCATATGTATTCAGAATCAGAGTTGGGTATCAACCTAACATTAGCACCAGCAAGTGGAAACGTAAATTATCATAATGCTTATATTGGTGGGTATATTGACCATATTTTTAATGTTACAAAGAATGCTTTAAGAATGAAAGAAACTTTTGCTGCCGCAGGTGGTGAAATCGACTTTACTGATGAGGAGTTAGTATTTACTGCTTTGCATCATGATTTAGGTAAGTTAGGAACAAAAGATAATTTACATTATATTCAGAACGATTCTGATTGGCATATTAAAAACAGAGGTGATGCTTTCAAAATGAATTCAGATAATTCATATATGACACTTACTGATAGAACTTTCTTTACTCTAAATCATTATGGTATTACTTACAATGAGAAAGAGTATTTTGGAATTAAACTTACGGATGGTATGTTTGATGAGGAAAATATTAAATACTACAAAACGCACGATATTTCTAAAAGTTTGAGATACAACATTCAGTACATTATGCATTGGGCAGATTATATGAGTACCATTATAGAACGACAAAATTTCCGAAATTCACAATAGTAGGAGTAGAAAGTATGACAAAGTGTCATACTTTTTTTATTTGGTATAGAAATTGAACCTTTATATTTAAACTTTAAACACTTAATATTATGAGCACATACAAAAGCAAAACAACCTACACATCAAATTTAGATGATTTATTTTTAGATTGGGATAATTTATTCTCCCATGCTAAACAAAATGTATTTTCTGATTACACTACAAAAGAATTAGAAGATGGTAAAGTTGAATTAACAGTAAATGTATTAGGACACGACCCTAAACAAATCAATTTGGAAGCAACAGAAGACCGTATTACAATTAAATCAACCAAACCAGATGGAGCATCTGCTTTAATTAAAGATATTGATTTTAGCTTTAAATTAGGTAAAGATTACGATGGTACTAAATCGGAAGCTAAATTCAACAATGGGGTACTTTCTATCATTATAGATAAAAAAGATGAAAGAAAGGCAAAAAAATTATCTATTAATATTAGGTAATTTGGGTTATTTTTCGTATCTTTAAGGAGTGGAGCAACTATGTTCCACTCTTTTTTTATATATAAAATATTTATTACTATGAGTATGATGTACAAACAACAGGTTCTTAACCTAACCGAAGTAATGACAGGTAAGCTGAGAATCATCGAAGGAGCAGCAACTGGTGCAATGAACCTTTCACACGCGGAAATCCTACAAATCATTCAGGATGCAAAAAAAGTAAATGAACGAATTCACGAACTAATCAATATTGAAAGAGAATAATGAATTGGCTTAAAATTTTAGTTGGTATTTCTGCTTTAATTATAGCAGGATGTGCGGCATACTTTTCCGTAACAGGTTTGGGTGTTCTATTTGCAGGAGCATCTACATCTGTTATGGTAATGGCAGGTTCATTGGAACTTGCTAAATTAGTTGCTGCTACTTATCTAAAACAAAAATGGGATGAGATTGGTGGATTTAACAAATGGTATTTAACTATTTCAGTTGGTGTTCTTATGTTAATTACATCTGCCGGAATCTTTGGATATTTATCAAACGCATTTCAAGCACAATCTCTTCAACTACAACAAGTAGATAGAGAAATTGCAGTTCATCAAACTAAAATTGACCAAAATACTACTCAAATTACCCAACTTTCTACTCAAATTACCGAATTCAACGCCAATCAGGGTAAATTATTAGATGGTGGTAATGTAAATAGAAGATTGATTCGTTCAATTGACAACAGAGATAAGCAAATTGCCAAAATTAACGATAAAATTTCAGATTTACAAACTGAAAATGCTATTGAAACCGAAAAAATTAATCAAATTAAGATTTCTAACTTAGGATTAGAAAAAGAAGTGGGTGGATTCCGTTTTGTGGCAGAGGCATTTGATATGGAATTGAAAAATGTTGTAAAATTCTTCATTTTTCTCATTGTAATTGTGTTTGACCCTCTCGCAGTAGCTTTGATTATTGCATTCAATGGGTTGGTTGGAGTAAAAATCCGAAAAGATGAAGAAAATTTAACAGAAAATGTCAAATTAGATGAGGTAACTCGGACAAATTCCGAATTAGTGGAAAAAATTTACCAAGTTTACGGAGATAATGGAAAAAATTTGACGGAAGAGAAAGAAATTGAAGTTTTAGTGGAAAATTCTCCACAAGAAGAACCAGAAAAACCAATTTTACAATGGGAAGAATTTATGCATCCTGAATTTCAATGGAATAACAAAAAATTGTGGATAAATAACCCAAAAGCAGTTCAATATTGGTTAAATCAAAAAGGTGGGGATGCCAGAGAGCTTAATAAAATTAAAAACGAAGAAGAAAACGTAAAAATCTACTAATGGTAACTGTTTCAGAAATAGCATTGAGCCATATTACATCTTTGATGGTGGAAAAAGGCATAAATACCGATACTCATTATTTGAGAGTCGGTGTTGAAGGTGGTGGTTGTAGTGGTTTATCTTATGTAATGGATTTTGATGATAATATCAAAACAACAGATGATGTTGTAAATACTTCAAATGGATTAAAAGTAATAATAGACCGTAAATCACTTTTATACCTTGCTGGTACAGAATTAACATATTCAGATGGATTAAACGGCAAAGGTTTCCAATGGCAAAACCCCAATGCAAGTAGAACTTGTGGGTGTGGTGAAAGTTTTTCAATATAAGCTTGGATTTGTAAAATAAATTTCTTATATTTGTTCTATGAATATAGGATACGCTTGCATCAATATGACATTAGGGGAACAAACCCCTCGCATTACTACAAATCGTAGTATGGTTAAGAAAACCTTTACACAAAAGGGTATTTCTTATGCTTCCGAATTAGCATTACAAAACTCTCGTGATTTATTTGAGATTCTTAAATGGAATGTAGCAAATAACATCAAAATGTTTCGTATTTCATCCGATATGTTTCCGTGGGCAAGTGAATATAATTTAGAAGATTTACCTGATTACACTAAAATATCTAACATACTAAAAGGTTGTGGTACTTATGCCAAAGAAAATGGTTTGCGTATTAATTCACATCCAGGTCCTTTTAATGTGTTAGTTTCTCCTAATCCAAAGGTAGTTGCTAATACTATTATAGATTTAGAGTTACATGGTAAGTTATTTGACCTTATGGGGTTATCTTTAACTCCATACAACAATATTAATATTCATTGTAACGGTGTTTACGGGGATAAAATCTCTGCAATGGATAGATTCTGTGCTAACTTTGAGAAACTCTCTGA